AAAATCTTAGAAACAAACTAAAACGAGAACACGTTTCTCCACCTCCAGGGCTATGTCCACTGTGTAACCAACACACAGATAAATGGGTACTAGACCACTGTCATGTGGAGAACGCTTTTCGTGGATATATATGTAGCTCTTGTAATGCAGGCATAGGTCTACTACATGACGATCCAGAGGTATTAAGTCGAGCCGTTATTTATCTCACTAAAAAAAACTAAAACACTAAATGAAAGCCCTCATAGCCTGTGAATACAGTGGCAGGGTCAGGGACGCTCTAATTCGTAATGGAGTAGATGCTATCTCATGTGACCTATTGCCTACTGATGTTGAAGGACCACACTATCAAGGAGATGTATTCGACATAATTAATGATGGTTTTGACCTAATGGTTTGCCATCCTCCATGTACTGATATAGCTGTTTCAGGTGCTGCCTGGTTCAAGGAGAAGAGAGCTGATGGGAGACAACAGAGAGCCTTAGATTTCGTTCAAAGGCTAATGGATGCACCAATAGAGCATATAGCTTTAGAGAATCCAGTTAGTGTTATCTCTTCAAAAATTAGGAAGCCTGACCAATACATCCAACCCTGGGAATATGGGCATGGAGAGACCAAGAAAACATGTCTCTGGTTAAAGAACTTACCACTTCTAAAACCTACAAATATTGTTGAGGGTAGAGAACAAAAGATGCATAATCTTCCACCGTCTAAAGATCGCTGGAAAATCAGAAGCACTACCTACCAAGGGATAGCTGACGCTATGGGTCATCAATATTCCGAATACATCCGCAACCATTACTCCAAATGAAATTGAAACCACCAAAGCTACTAATTGATGCAGACTATTTTTTCTATCGAGCCGCCGCCGCTTCGGAGCTCGAGATGGATTACACCCAAGATCTGACCGTTATCGTAGGAGATTTTGCAGCTGGTAAAAAGGTTGTAGAAAATGAAATCAAGAAGCTCTGCGAGAGGTTTGATAGTAAAGATATTCTCTTAACTTTCACAGACCAGACCAACTTCAGAAAGAAAGTTGACCCCTCATATAAAGGCAACAGAACCAAACGCAAACCAGCGGGGTATCTCAAGCTAAAGAATTGGGGAATGGTCACTTGGCCATCACTCATGAAGCCAGCCCTCGAAGCAGATGATGTTTGTTCAATCCTGGCTACTAATGGTTCTCTAGATAACTTCGTTCTTATCTCACCAGATAAGGATATGGAACAGGTACCTTGTCGTCTTTATAACCTTAAAGAAGAATGGACCCAAACCCCCGAAGCTGCCCGTAGAAAATTATTTGAACAGACAATTACAGGAGACAGTACAGATGGATATAAAGGAGCTATCGGAGCTGGACCAAAAAAGGCAGCAAAAATTTTAGACGCTGTTGAAAACGAAGACTACTGGCCAGCTGTAGTGAAGGCATTCCTTGACGCTGATCAGACAGAGGAGGATGCATTGAGAACATTGCGCCTTGCTCGAATACTTCAAGCCGAAGATTGGGATGCCAAGAAACAGAAGCCAATCCTTATAACACCATGAAACATACCAGAGCTGAACTTAAGTACATCAGAAATACCCTTACAGCCCTTCATGCCTACAAGAACGCAGACCTCCCACAAGGAGCAAAGCTTTGGGAACCCTGGATGGATGGCTTTCTAGATAGAGCTGAAAACGAACTCCGCCGCACTGAACACATTAAAGATGACCACCAAATTCTCACCTGACCATTACCAACGAGGAATCTATGAGGTATGGGACATTATCCATGACCAACAACTCGATTACTTCTTAGGCAACACCATTAAGTATGTCTGTAGAGCAGGTCACAAATCATCTGAAGATGAGATAGATGATCTAAGAAAAGCAATCGTCTATTTAAAGAAAAAGATCTCCATCTTAGAAAAACAAAACAAGATGGTTGGTCTCCCTAATGAAATCTATTCGCAAATTCCACAACGCTACTGACATGACAAACGTACCTGACCTGATGGGCCAAGCCCTTCAATTTAGAATTGCTATGGATCAACCTATAGCTAAACCAAAACCAGAATTATTAGCCAAAGCTGAATCACTCATCAGTGAAGAATATATGGAGTTCTTAGCTGCTAGTTCTGAGAGAATAGCTTATCCTCGTCATAAGCAATCCCAAGAAAATAGTTTAAAAGAATTAGCTGATCTTGTGTATGTTTGCTTCCAGTTTGCCGCTCTCGCTGGGTGGGAATTAGACGAAGCTCTTGATCGTGTTCACATCAGTAACATGAGCAAGATGGTTAATGGAAAACCAATCAAAGATGATAACGGAAAAGTCCAAAAGGGACCAAATTATAAACCACCATTCTTAGACGATTTAATATGACTAAATTAGTAGCTCGTACCGGTAGGGTGCAGAGCTGGATAGATGACCCAACCTCTCGCCTACCTGTAAGTTGTACGGTTTTCGTAGTGGAGGACAGTTGCGAAGGACCGGAGGGCATTGAGGCTTCGTGGAGATTTGCCAGCCATGCATTGAGGAAAGGGGCAGGGTGTGCAATACATCTACATAAGTTAAGACCAAAGGGACATGACAATGGAAAAGGACTTGTCTCCTCTGGTCCCGTATCCTTTGGAAAGATATACTCCACCATTAATGAAGTCATTAGGCGTGGGGGTTACTACAAGGGAGGTGCGATAGTGTTACATAATACGCTAAACCACCCAGACATACTTGAATTTATAACTACCCCAAGATCAGAACTACCCTGGGTTAAGAGGTGTGTAGACCTTGAGCCTCAGTGGTGGTATGAAGCATCAAGAGAAGTAAAGGATGCTCTTTTATTAGGAATAAAGAAGGGAGATATATGGCTAAGTAAAATTAAATACACAGATAGACACTTTAAAGGAGAGAGGATTTATTCAAATGTATGCCTTGAAATTTACCTGCCATCACGAGGAACTTGCCTGCTCCAGCACTGCCATATCAGTGCCGGTGAAATCAGCGACGTGCCAAAAAGTTTTGTTGAGGGTATGCGAAGTCTGTGCGACCTCCATAGCAAAACAGGCGTTGATGGTTCTGGAGAATACCTCCCCCCAGAGGAGGATAAGCAAGTCGGACTTGGACTCATTGGATTAGCAAACTTACTAGCAAATAACGGGGTTACTTATAAAGAGTTAGCTACAGAATTATCAGCCCTTACCTTTGGTGGTAGTACAGCAGATACAAATGCAGGAAAGATTGCTAAAGCTTTAGATGATGGAATAAAAGCAGCAGCAGAGATTGCAAGAGAACATGGTATGGAAAGAGCATTCTGTATTGCTCCTACTGCTAGTTGCTCTTATGAATATAAAGATGTAAATGGATACACAACAGCCCCCGAAGTAGCTCCACCTATAAATAGGCATGTTGATCGTGACTCTGGTACTCGAGGAGTACAGAGCTATGACTACGGACCTAATGTTGAGACAGCTGCTGAAGTTGGATGGGAAACTTATAAAAGATTTACTGATGCTTTAGTACGTCTATATGAAAAGACCGGATTATTTCACGGATATAGTTTTAACACTTGGTCAGACCTCGTAACCTATGACGATGCCTTTATAGAAAGATGGCTCCACAGTCCACAAACCAGTATGTATTATGCCCTGCAGGTTAGACCTGACACCTTACGGAAAGATGACGCTACCGCCGATTTAGATGAGGGCTATGAAAATATCTTCAACGAAGTTCTAGAAGAACAGTTAGGAGAACAAGAAAATAATGAATGTTCCTCTTGTGCAGAATGACATCCCTATACACAAAATTAACTCAACGAAAAAGAAAGTGGACTCCCTTACAAGTAGATAAGGGAGAACTAAAAGCAGGTTCAGAAGATGCAATCTTTAGAGCCTTAGCCCTGCGTGTTCTTGAATTACCTGTAAAGGAATTCTTAGAGCAGGGTTTAAAAAAAGAACTACCAAAAATACCTGGTTTAATTGAAGCCCTCGAATCAAATCAAAAAGATGAAGATAAGCATGACCTTGGTTTTCAGTATGTTGTTAATGCTCACGGCACTAACAGTGTGGCAGAGAGAGAAGCTCAAAACATACTTAATGCGTGGCTTGCTGCGCCAGAGCATCCCATCCTTAAAGCAGCCATCCTTGAGCGTTCCGTCTTCTTCGTTCTCCTCCCCTTCTATAGATTCTCTGGGGATATAGGACTACGTTCTTTATCTGCTGATATATCAAACGACGAAATTCAGCACGTAAAAATTCATGGAATGGTAGCTCACGACTTAGGATTAAAAAGTACACCCCGCCTAAACAAATTACGAAAAGCCACTGTGGCCTGGGTAATGGATGGTTTAGGTGTAGATACAGAAGACAAGTATCTAGATAAAGATTTCTGGATTAAACAATCAGATAATTTATACCACCGAGGAAAGACAGAAGGCTTAGCAGCTACCAAAAGTAGTCGATTTCCTGCCTTTTTTGAATCCTCGAACGTCAATCTCCCCCAATATGGCTGATCAATTAAATACTCAGGATGTATTTGGTGGTCAAGATTTCCTCGAAAAAATTTTAGAGGAACTTGACT